GGTCATATCTACGTGACTCGCGGTGACTTTTTGTCTTAGTATCTCCGCGCTTGTAACTAAAAAGTCTTGACCGTTACAAACGATCTCTCCCATTCCTCCAATCTCATACTGGCAATTATCTACGTATCCCGCGATTTTTTGCCATACTTTGTTTTCAATTTGAAGTTTCATACACTTATTTTTTTATACGTAACGGGCGAGCAATTAGCTCGTATGGTACGCTTTTTGCGGTGTCTAAATAATGCAATAATGACTCGACCGTCGGTGTCACCTCTTCCATTTTATCTTTACACCACGCACTCATTATCTCTCTCTGTATGTCGTCTGACTGTGTACTACACTCGGCCATGATATTTTTTATCTCCTCGGCCTGCTCCTCGCCTAGTAGCTGACAGGCTGACTCTTGGACATGCCAATCTCGGTCACTGGTTTCGTCCCCTGGGATATTCCAATACGTATTACAATCAACTGGGCCAATGAAACGTAGTCCAAATGATCCAGCATACGGCGGCACCATCCCCACCATCGGCGCGATTGGTTTTTCGTTTAGGTCACGGTTGTTACCATCTCCCCCGAAATATATAGCGTATCGTCCTCCGTGTTCGCTTTTGCTAATTGTTCCTAACTCTTTTCCTAACTCTTTTATGGTTTCAATCCTTTGTGCTCGGTACGAGTACGTCCGAGTATAGGCGGCTTCGTCCTTGTTACTCGATAAGTACGCATGTATCAGTGTGATAAAATGGTACAAGTCTCCACTATTCCAGGCTGTCCGCATATCGTCCTCCCAATCACCCCAACACGGTTGGCCCTCGCTATTTACCGACCAATGGCGCAAGCCAGGAAACGATATATTTTCGATTCTAACGGTATTGCCCGTGCTGAATCTTCCAGCTTCCAGCACTACCGAAAAACAGGCGACAAACATCCGCGAGCGGGCTTTGCTACCATCTTCTATTTGCGCATTTGTATATACGGGCGCTAAAAATACCCGTATTCTACTATCTGTGACTGGCACGATCCCTTGTATTAATTTATGACCACGTAACCGCTCGTAGACTCGGGCCATGTCCACGGTGTCAATCTTTTGTTTTTTCAGTTTGGACGCTTCCGCTTTACATTCCTTAACTCGGTGTTGGTATTCCTTAATCTCATTTTTTAATGACTCGATTTGACTTCTATTGTTTTTGATACGATCGTCATAAGTGACCGCAAATCTCTCCGCGCGGCTAATCGCTTCTAGATGATCTCTTTTTTTAGAGTCTACTATTTTTGATAGTGTGTCTATAGTCTCCATTCCTACCACCGAAACTCGGACGGGCTTGCCGTCGATCATGTCCAGCGGTGACACTTGTCTCATATCCCCCCCGACTGCTTCGGCCTTTTCTGCTTCCACGGTTGTCATATTGATTCTATGATTATTTTGTGTCGCTGATAAAAGCAAAAAGCCCCCGAGCGGGGACCTTTTGCGCTTGGCATTATCCCGCTTGCTTTGGCGTTACAATGCTAATAATGTCTCCATCTTCTACAATACTCGTCATGGTTGCGGAAACTCCCGACACGTACGCTTGCTCGCTTCCCGATAGACTCATCCCCGAGCGAGTAAGTACGTCACGGACGCGTGTCCCCTCCTCGACTTGCAGTGTGATCTCGTCATGCCCCATGCGGGCAATATATACGGTAAGCATATTTTTTGACTAGCTAGTGATAAAATACATCTGATCGTACAACTTCCGAGCTGGCCTACTTGCTCGCTTTCTTGTCTGCTTCCACTCGGTCCTTGGCGATTGCTTCGATCTCCTCTCCCCACTTTTCAAGCGCTGCAATACGAACTGCATCGTCAAAAGCTGGGGTGAACTCATTGCAACGAGTCAAAAAGCCCGCTTCGATCAATGTTTGTACCCGTGGACTAAAAAGTGAACGGGCGACATCTGTTAGTTTTTCAACGGTTGATCGCTTCGCTTCCCCTCGACTTGGCTCATACATAATGATGAATGGTTATTGTATAATTGCATTTTTCTCGCTATAATCTCTAGCGAGATAGTAACGCGCGAAAAATATCACGCGCTATATATCTCGATACAATTAACCAATGACCGCTACCACATCATAGACAGAGATCAGATGTGTACCACGGTTAGACTCGACAACGTAAAATATATCGTCCTGGGCCTTACATCGTACTTGACCCGTCAATCTTCGTAGTAAAACATCCGTGAAGATTAAGCGCGTACCAGATTGCAACGGTTCCATCTCTGGTTCTTTTATAAGACAAACATCCATATAATTGAGATGATGACAAGGCCAATAAAAGATTCGACCCTGGTACGTTTCACTTGACGCTCCTCGCGCAAACGCTCGCCGATATACGATCTAACATTTTGCATATTATTTTTTGTATAACTAACAACTTCATAAAGTAGTATACATAAAATAACAAAAAACACAACTGACTAATTTTACATACTGTGGATAAAGAACAAACAAAAACAAAATACGTTATAACTCCAACTGTCCGACAACGTAGAACTGCTCGGATCATCGCGGAAATTGCACAAGGAAAGCACAAGGACATAAAAAACAATGCTGATATCATAAAAAAAGCGGGTTATGGCTCGGGCTTGACAACTCAGCCAAAGCGTGTGTTGAATAGTGTCGGCACAACTTTGGCCCTTGCTGAGCTTGGTTTTTCAAGTGATACCGCTAAAAAAGTAGTGGCGAAAATACTAGAAAATGATGACGCAGAAGATCGTGATCGTTTACGCGCCGCTGATATTGTTTTCAAGGTTACAGGCGATTATGCGAGTGACAAAATAGCGAAAGAAAACAACGCCAATCCGATTATTTTTGCGAAGATTGAGCATCATATTTTTAATTTTGAAAGCGAGATAAAAAAAGCGTTAGGGTATGAATCTGTACAAGTTATTCCGAAAAAAGACGAATAATCCGCGTGTGATCGTAGAATATTTTGACGGGGATACTGAAATTTTATCTATTGGAACGTATGAAGATTATGAAAACGAACTAGAATACGAGCGCGAGTGGTCAAAAACTATCGCTAATTTGCTCAAAATTGACCGTGATGCTCGATAATTGTCCGAGCTGATACATCTATCACATAAAAGAAAAAAACGTCCTATAACTCAATTTTGAGCTTCGTATTTAGCTCGATCATACTATTTGACGCTAGTTTCTGTGGTGTTATACTGTATTTGTACTGCTAGACCGACTCGATAAGAGTGCTCGAACAGTACATTTTGAACACGTTTTACATCTAATTATGTCACTTCCGCAGTCGCTCTGATACTTTCAATCGACTGGCAAGAGACAGAAAAGGCACTAAAAAGACCGTTACCGCGATAAAACGCGGGCTTCAATGTATCAATATGAATCTACTAGAACGCTTGAAAGAGCGCGTACAAAAGACACAAGATGAACTCGACCAGGAACGGGCCAAGGATCGAAAAGAAAAGGATCGCCGAGAACTGGTCGAACTGAACGAGCGAGCACCTTACTATAAAAGGGACAACGGGTGGTGCGATAAATGTCACCGTGATTATTCGGTACTGTATACTAAACACGGCAACGAGACACTGGCCTATTACCTCGGTACGTGTTCAAAAGGCCACACCGTAAGACGCGAGATCACGTTACGTGATCGCTACTATGACCACTCGATCCTCGTCCGAGCTGAACGTGATCGCCACTCGGATGACTTACTTACTCCAGATCATCCACGTTTCAAATATGTATACCCAGACAAATGGCGAGAGTATGAGCGACAACGAGAACAACGAGCACTCGGAACTGTCTAACACACTAGCTGACCCCGAGCACTACTCGATCCTATACTGGACGGTAAAGAACGGGGTGAAGAACGAAAAAGGCGAGATATTAGACTTTTCGGATCGTCTTTTCTTGCTGGACATCCTTACTGACTGGAGCCCTAACTTAGTTTGGAAGAAATGCTCCCAGGTGGGTGGATCGGTCACTTTCGTTATAAAAGCCCTATATGCGGTACAACACCGAGGACTGAACGTCATACTCACCTACCCTAGTGACTCGGACGCTGAGGAGTTTGTAAAGACCAAGACCAATCCCATCATTAAGGAGAACGTGCAACTCTTTCCAAATACTAGTGCCGACTCGGTATACCTCAAACAGCTCAATGGTCGAAACCTATACGTCAAAGGAACGGTATCGAAGACCGCCGCTATCAGTACCACCGCCGACCTATTGATCCATGACGAAGCATCCCGCTCGGATCAAAAAAACATGGCGTTCTATCAGTCACGTATTAAGGCATCACCATACAAGGGTACCTGGATGTTCTCTAACCCAACTACCGAGCGTGACACAATGGACGAGTGGTGGCAGAAAAGCGACCAGAAAGAGTGGTACGTAACGTGTACCAACGGCCACAGTGAGTACCTATCATGGCCTGATAGTGTGGATAAAGAGCGTGGCTGCTATCAGTGCAAAACGTGCAAAGTACAACTAACAGACGACCAACGGCGCAAGGGGTACTGGAAAGCTACACGAGAGAGTGATATTAGTGGGTACCATACCAGCCATCTCATGGCCCCGTGGATCAAGGCCACTGACATCATACGGGAGAGTGCAGGCGATCAGGAATACTTTTTCAACTTCGTCCTCGGAGAGCCATACAATCCAGGTGACTTGTCTATTACTCGGTCACTAATCCTCGATAACTGGACACCCCGCGATCTGTCGCTGGGGAAGCACTACTACCTCGGGGTAGACGTAGGCAATATGAAGCACTATGTCCTTGGTACTGAGCTTGGTGTCACCCGTATTGGACGCTTTACTGACTGGTCGTTCCTTGACGATTTAATGAAGCAATATAACCCTTTTTTAGTGATAGATGCGATGCCCGACAACACCGCTAGTCGCCACTTTGTTGATACCTATGAAAAGGCGTATATGTCCTATTTCCAAGACAACCAAGCTAATCCCCAAACGATTGTGTGGTGGGGGAAGCCAGGGGAACCAGGCACCCCAAACGACAAAGGCAAGATCGTATACAGCAACCGTAACCGTGTGATTGACCAACTAATTGATGATCTTTTGCGGGCCAAGATACTATTCTCTAACCCCTCGGATGCTGAGTTTCGCATCTTTATCGACCAATGGCTGACCCTTAGACGGGTGAAACACACTGACGCACGGGGAATAGAGAAATACGTCTGGGATAGCACCACGGGCAACGACCACGGGGTATTTGCTTTGTTGTATTACCAGCTTGCGCGGGCCACCGAAGGGGCAGGGATGGTACTCGGCGAACCAGAGGAACGTCCGTTTATTGGACGAGATAATGTGGTGCAAGATTTCTCTGTTATCTTTGATTGATTCTCATTGACAGAAACGGATAACCGTATGATACAATAAACATAATGTACGAAAGTCTTTCAGAACAAGACAAGATCAAGTTAGTCAACGCTCGCTGGACGAGTGCGGAACCACTTTGGGCTCAAATTAAAAAGAACACCGCACGTAATAAACGGGTATACCAAAACAACGGCGAATGGGTCGGGGATAGTGTAGCCCTAAAGAGTCGCCCGAAGATTCGCGCTAACCGCATTTTCCGTAACACCGAGAGTGTAATTAACGCACTTATAGCAAACCCCCCACAAGCAAACTTCATTCCCACCCGTAATACTGACGAAGCCAAAGAGTTTGCTGAACTCCAACAACAATACTTCCTAAAACGATACAAAGACTTAAATGTTAAGGAACAAATCCGTAAAGGACTCCGTAACCTATATTTCAGCCGACTGATTGTTCTTAAAGTCTTTTGGAACAATGCTCTAAATGATTTTGATGTGAGGGCAATAGACCCCACTAAAATACGGGTATCACCTAACTGTACCAAGGAAGAAGAAAGTGAGTTTGTGATTGAAGAAATTGAAGATACATTGTCTAATATTTGTGCCCGTTTCCCTGTTAAAAAGACCGAAATCTTAAACAAAAATGGCTACACCGATGAAACGGTTGCTTTTATTGAAAACCCGACAATTACGTACAAGGAAGCCTGGATTGGTGACATGATGTATTGCATATACGGTGGCATCCTCTTATCTGAAAAGAAAAACCCATACTGGGACTGGGATGGTATTAAAATTACCCTAGAAGAAGGTGTAGCGATGCAGGAAAATCGCAAAGAAACACTGAAAACTATCCGCGAACAACAACCAGAACGCCAATTAAATGAAGCGACAGGTGACGAGGTTGAATCAGGGCTTAATAGTTATTTCTTTAACCACTTCAATAATCCCCGAAAACCATACATCTTTGCTACGGCATTTAACTCTGACCAAAAACCAGTGGGTGAAACTGACATGATTGAGCAATCTATTCCGCTCCAAGAAGGAATTGACCGACGCAAGCAAGATATTGATGAGAACGCTTCGTTGGTGAATGGTCAGGTTTTAGTTGATTCCAGTGTGATGAGCAAAGCTGATGCACAAAAACTTCGCTTTGAAGCGCGGGCGGTGGTGTGGGGTAAGGGTGTCGTCTCAGGGATTCGCCGTGAGTTTGGTACTGCCCTACCGCAATTCGTGTATGAAGATATGGTTGATTCACGGTCTGAAATTGACAACATCATGGCTGCGAGTGCGTCATTCCGTGGTGAACGGCAGGGGCAAGAAACCAAAGCTGGTCGTTTGGCCTTGATTGACCAAAGCTACCTTGCCTTAAATGAGCTTGTCCAGGTTGTAGATTATGTGTCTTACGAGATGTTTAACTGGTTTTACCAACTCGCTAAAGTAAATTACACCGAAACCCACTACGCGAAGATTATGGGGCCTGATGCGGCGGTAAAAATGATCGCCCTGACCCAAGACGACTTTGAAGACGGAACCGAAATCCGAATCAACGAAGGAAAAACACTTCCTGAGGATCGTCAATTCAAGTACGAGCAGGCGCAAATGGACGCAGAAAAAGGCTTTTTGTCTCCTGCTGATTACCTTCAAGAAGCGGGCTACCAAAACCCTGCTCAGAAAGCCAAGAACGCCGTGGCGTATAAAATGAACCCACCCGTGGCGGTGGGGATGAGTGAGGAAGAACTAGCAGAATTAGCCCCACAAGAACAAAAAGAGGAAACCCCACCATCACGCAGTATTTCATTTAAAGATTTGCCGATTGATGGGCAGATTCAATTAGCGGCCCAGGCAGGAATCCAACTTGATCCTGAGATCATCGCAGGCGAAGCCCTGAAACAACAGGAAGCGAAGATGGCGGGTAATAGTATGCCTGCTATTCCGTCTGATATAGTATAGACAATCCCGTTTGCTTGGTGTACGGGGGAACAACCAACACTTATACATAATTATGACCTAGCGGTTTGCATCACTCGCAAGAATAAGTTGCAAAATGGCAGTCGAAACATTTATGGACATAGAAGAAACAACTGTAGTCGCAGAACCAACAGACCCAGGAACAATTCCTGAAACTGATCCAGGCGAAAGTCCTGAGGCAATTCCAAACGATGCGCCTATTGAAACCCCTGAACCAGTTTTATACGAAACTCCTGATGGACGAAAGGTAGATGCAGAGACACTACAGCGAGAATGGAAAGAGCACTTTTTGCCTGATTACACTCGCAAATCCCAAGAGCTTGCTGAGCTAAAACGTCCCCCAAAGGAAGAAGTAGTACCAGAATGGTCACAACCAGACTACGTACCAAATTCTTACGCAGAGGTGATTCAAATAGCTAAACAGGAAGCGATTGCGGAATTAGAGCGAGCGCGTCTTGCAGAATTGGAACAACGGGAAGAAATCACAAGCCGAGTTGAAGCACAATTAGCCGAGCTAAAGAAAGATGATCCAAAGCTAGACGAGAACGCCCTATTCCAACACGCGAGTAAGTATGGATTTCGTGATTTGAAACTCGCTCACGACAATTACCGAGTAATGCGTGATGCGATTGCCCAGACCGAAACACGGGTACTCCAAAATGTCCAAAGGCGTGGTGAAGCTCCTGTTGCTCCCCCAACAGGCACACCAATAACGGGCGATGCGGTAGACCCTAATGTTTCCCAACGGTTTGGTTCGGCCCGCGATTTCCTTGCTTCTCTCACAAATTAACCGCTATAAGTAAATTACTATGACGTTTGATGAAGCAGTACGAACCACTACCCGTACCTTTATTGTTCCAAAAGTATACGACCAAGTAACCAAGGGTTCACCAACTTTGATGAAACTCTTGCGAACGGCAAAGTCTTGGAGCACTGGTACAAAGTATGAGTTCCCGATCAAATACCAAGACACAACAAATGGAGGATGGACTGGTATCGCAAACCAACTTGACACTAACCGACAGAATGTACGCGTCACCGCGTCATTTGAGCCGAAGATGGTGTACAAGCCTGTAGTTGCGTCCAGTATTGAAGTGGCCCTCAACGAGGGACAGGAACGAATTGTTGACCTCTTGCAGACCGAGTTTGACTCACAAGCACAGAGTTTGATTGACCTCATGGGACAAGGACTCTTTACTGGTACTGGTACTGGTAATTTGCCTGACTCTCTGATGAACGCAGCAGATGACGGTGGTGCGTTCCCAACCTACGGTGGACTCTCGGCAACGAGTTACCCAACCTGGGCTGGGTATGACCTCCAATCAGCAGGCGCACTTACCCTCGCAAAGATGGCGACGTTCTACGATGCAATCGAAATTGGTACTGCCAAGCCCGATATGATCGTCACTACGAAGGCTCTTTGGAGTGTGTATGAATCATTACTCACCCCAACTGTCCGCGCTGGATACGTCCAAAATGGTTATCCAAAGATGGATGAGTACGGCATGGTTGCAAGTGCAAATGGTCTTAACGGAAACCAAGGCTTTGAGTGTCTCTGGTTCCGTGGCACACCAGTTGTAAAGGATGAGCAAGTCCAGGCTGGGGCAATGTTCGGTTTCAACAGCAACTATTTTGGTTGGAAAGGAATTGATAAGAAGATTCGCGGATTTGAAACCCTTAACTTCAAGCAGAGCAACGATGGTGTACCAAATGGTGTGCCAGGTCGTGTTCCTTCAACAAAAGGATTTTACTTCCGTGACTTTATGATGCCAGTTGATCAGTTTGCAGAAGTTGGCTACGTCATGTACGCAGGAAACTACATCGCAGAACAACGACGATTGGTAGGTGCGATGTACAACCTCAACGCTTAATAAGTTAGACCACTAACGAATTGCCCAATATTTGAAAAACAATAACGGGCTGTAACCAAAATTATATGATTCACATTTCATTCCAAGACGCATTACAAACGACTGCTAACCCAGCTCTCGCGCTTGGTACCCGAGCAGAGACTCCTGATGGACGAGTATGGACATACGTTCAGGCTTCCACTGGTGGTCTTGCAAAGGGTTCGGTAGCGGTTCCTGCCGCTGTTACAGCGGTTGACACAGTGAGTTCTTCAACAGACTCACAGGGTCGGATCGTGTACATCACCAAGTCAGGCGCAAGTTGGACACCAGGTCAGTTTGCAAATGGTTGGGTGGTAGTTGACGATGGTACTGGGGTTGGGCAAGTTGCTCAAATCTACAGTAACACCGCTGACACCCTCCAGTTGTACCCAGCGTACGCACTCACAACGGCGTTGTCGGTAGCGGATAGTGACATCACTATCTCTACACCAAACGTGGTTGTAAAGTCTGCGGTAACATCACTTTTACAGAACGCTACAGGTATTGCTCAGGTTGCTTTCGCGGCAGGAGAATACGGCTACGTTCTCGTCCGAGGTGTTGGTACTGTAATGGCTGGTGCCGCGCTGGTTGTAAGTGAATACTTCTCTACGGGTGATGACACCACAGGACAAGTTATTCCACTTGCCGTTGGTGAAACGCTTGATGACGCGCAGATTCTTGGTCGCGCAATAGTGGCAAACGCCGCTCCTGACCAAGGTGCTCTCGTCTTTGTAAGTATCACCTAAGGATTCCTAAAGTCTCTCTCTTGTAGGGAGGCTTTATGGAGCACTTAGACTCCCCAGGGAACGATTGAAGCCTTGGTAATAAAACTCACTATGAACCCAGATGAACATAAAGTAGTTCGACTCACTAATTGCACGGACTTCGACTTCACTCCTGAGATGGGTGCGCGGTACCACGGGGTACCGTACATGATTCCAGCAGGAAAGTCCTTGCTCATGCCAAAACCAGCCGCTAAATTGCTCGCAAAGCACTTGGCTCGTCAGGTGTACATTAAGAAAGCCCCTGTGTACGGCCCGTCTGAGGTGGATGGCAAGGGATCAGATCGCCCACTGTGGACAGAAGAAAACTGCATGAAGTTGGCTGATTCTTTCTTGTCAGAGGAATACGAGGAGGAAAAGAAACTACCAAAGACCGAAGCCGAAATTGTCAAACAAAAGATTGAGGAATTAAATGAATTACTCCCCGAAACAACCTCAACGGAAACGACACCAGGAAGCTACATGGATAAAGCCCAAGTAATCGCTGAGCTACAAAAGCGCGAAATTAAGTTCGATGCGCGGATGAATAAGACTGCGCTAGAGCGGTTACTAACAGAACCAAAAGCTGAATAAATCATGGAACTCGACACGGAAAAGTTTAAAGCTCTTAAAGAACTATCTGAAATACAGATAGCAATTTCGCAGGCTACCGCTTTGTTTGATGAAATAAAAAACTCAACTGAGGCGTATAAACAACTCCGTGAAAAGGAAACCATAGAGCTTGTACAGAACACCCTACTCGCTAGTAGGGAAGTGATCGCAGAAGCGGAACGAAACCACGATGTTGTCACTTCTCTGGTATACGAAGCTGAAAATATTGTTGCAGATTCACATAAATTATTGGACTACATCAAAGATCAGGTTGAAACCAATCGCACTGTTATTAAACAAACAGAATTGCTCATTAAAGAAAAAACCGAAGCTCTTATACTTCAAAAAAATCAATTAGAAAAAGAGCGGGCGTACTTAGAGGGAGAGCGAAAGAACCTGGGTGTGCGAAAGAAAAAACTCGGCGATCAAGAACAAAAGTTGGCCGCCGATATGGAGATGCTACAGCAAGACATCGCACGGTTGCGTAAGGTATAATTATGCTATATGACAAACGGTGTTTTCCAACGAGATGAAAACCACGTACCAATTACGCAAAATGGTCTGTTGGTTGAAAAAACAATTTCATTAACTGCTAATAATGAAACCGTGGCAGTTCCGTTGTTTACGGTCACGGGGTCAGTGCAGTTTATTGCTCTATATGGAGTAGTACAAGAAACCCTTGGTTCTCATGTTACCGCTGCTTCCTGGCGTGTAAATGACGGGTCAGCCCAGCCATCAATTAGTGCCTTGGCGGGGACAACCTTATCAGGCTTTGTGGCTGGGTCAACACTTGTCCGAAGAGGTATTGCCTCTGTCGCCTTAGTCGCCTCCAACGCGAGTTTAACTGCTTTGATTGACCCCGTAGCCTCCACCACTCCTGGTTCGTTTATGCCATTTATTATCATCGAAAAAAATGGTGGCCCAACCGCGATAGAATTTCGTTATGCAACCACAAACACGCCAACCACAGGATCAATTACTTTTTATGCTGGTTGGGTTCCTCTTACTCCGAACGCTAATGTAACCCCTGTCTGATATGCAATCTACCCGTGATACTAACTTCATACCAGAATCACTAGCTGTCTTGAACACTGATACTGTTCAAGGAGCTAACCTGGTGCCAGTAGTAATTGAAGGAAATAATCTGCGGGTAGACGCTACTGCGACCATTTCTTTTACAATGGAACCTGTTTCACCACAAGACGAAAACTACGTAAACGTACTTTTGTTTGAAGGATATGGAGGCTTACTTTACCCCGCTGTAGCAACTAGTGACGGGGCATTACTCATAGGCACGTAATTATGTCAGGCATATTACCCAGAGATGAAAACCACGTAACCGCAGTCGGATTTGAAAGTTCAACGACACCTGGTTTAATCTTGCCAGGTAAAATCAATCCTGCTACTGGAAGAATCCTGACCAGTATGACTGGTAGTGGGTCTGGTACGGTACAGACTATTGGTGTCACTACCGCCAATGGTTTTTCTGCAACCTCTGACGGTGATCCCGTTGAACCACGACTTACCCTTACAACTACTATTGCAGGTATTTTGTACGGTAACGGAACCGCCATTTCTGCCCTTACAGTTGGTTCTGGTCTTTCATTAGTGGGGACAACGCTTTCCGCTACAGGTGGTGGATCAGGTACCGTCACCTCCGTTGGGCTTACTGTGCCAACGGGATTAACGGTAACGGGATCGCCCGTCACCACCTCAGGAACATTGGCGATTGGTTTAGGCGCGGGATATGTGATTCCACTTAGTTCAACACTAGCTACGTATGTCGTTGGCCCAGCAAGTGCCACAGATAACGCGATTGCTCGGTTTGATGGAACAACTGGTAAGTTGATTCAAAACACCACGATGTTGTTGGATGACTCTGGAAATATTATCCCAGTAGCAGACGGCACTCAAAACATTGGGAAAGCTGGGACATATCTTGCAAGAGTTTTTACTAACGCAGTAAGGGCCGAAGATGGATTGTTATTAGAAAGTGGAGGAGGTGTAGTTGCAACTTTCCAACAAGCCCCCCTAGGAACTACTGTTAATTATCTTGGTGTAAACGGGGCGGCAACAACAGACGGAATAAAGATATATTCTTTTGGCTCAGACACAAATATTGACATAGATATCACACCGAAAGGAACTGGTGTGGTTAATGTCAGCACAGCCGTAACTGTTGCTGATGAAGTATATGGAGCAGGGTGGAATGGATCACTTGAAGTACCTACTAAGAACGCCTTATACGACAAAATTGAAACACTTGGTGGAGCCACCCCCGCCAGCGCGTATTACTTTGTCGCCGCTGATGATGCAACCACCAAAGAAAAAGCTCTCGCTGACTACGTATGCGATGGAACGGCTGATGAGGTACAAATTAACCTAGCCTTAGATGCTATCCGTGCAACTGGTGGTAAGGTAATTCTTTCCTCAGGAACTTTTGCAATCGCGGCTTCAATTAACATGTTGGGGAATGTAGCGGAATCAGACGCTAACCCGTTTATGACTCTCCTTGGTTCAGGGAGTGAGTCAACTACGCTAGTCGGGGCATCAAATGTCAACGTGATTGCAACGGGGCAACGGGCTAAATACGAGATTGCTTACTTTACGGCGGTGGCGGCGGGTTCAGGTGACTGTATTTCTCAAACCGCAGGCACCGAACGCGGTAACTGGCAGTCATGGATTCACGATGTTTACCTCCAAGGTAACTTTGTAGACCACACTGGGTGGGGACTTGATTTGCAGTCACCGTTTCGTATGCGCCTTACCAACATCGAAATGAACGGTGTGGCGAACGGCTGTAATTTTGTAGCCCACACAAACGCTTTCAATCCAGGCAATCTTACCGTTGACAGAATGTTTATTAACTTATGGAATGACGCGTCAAACGCCAGTGCAATCGGGTTTCAGTTAGCGGTACAGAGCACTACAGCGGAAAATGTTATGAATCTTGTCGCAGTCAAACGACTTGATATTGCTGGTGGTACCGCCCTGACAAGTTCTATCGGCATTAGTATTGTTGGCGCATCGTCTTCTTTTGGGGATTCCCGTCACCATAGTTTCACAAACTTAAACATTGAAGATGTCCAAACCGTCATTAAGCATGTCCGTGGGCGTGATTGTACCTACCGAGATTTAAACTACTGTCGCCCGCTTTCTGGTGGAACAGTCATTGATCTTGATAGCACTTCACACAACAACTCATTTGAAAACTTATACGCGGTGGCTCAGGGAAGCGGGCAAACCTTTAACCTTATTGTAGACAACAACGGGTCTTCCAACTTACCAAACTCACTTACTCGGGTGGACGGTTTTCAACCAAGCTCTGTCACAATTAACGCAACCCTGGCATCAAATACAATCTTAGAGCGCGTTGACCTCTCAGGTGGCTCTCCAACGGTATCGAGCACCATTACTGATCGGAACAACGGCTCGGTCTATCTCTCTGCCACAGGTAACAACAAAGTTTACGGTACCAATGCGTCAGGGGAAAAGGTGTGGAAAGATGAGGGAGTAACCTACTCTTTGGTTTCCGAAGCCTCGTCAGCTACCCCAACCGCCACGACAACGGCAGACAGAAACGAGTACGTTGCCACGGCCCTTACCGCGAACGCCGAGCTACAGCTCCCATCAGGGACACCAAAAGATAACTGTATGGTGCTCTACAATCTTAAAGCGTCGGGTGGGACACGCACCATCACCCGCGTGTCAGGGCTAACTGATGGTGGCAAGACAAGAGCAGGAACCATCGCTACAGGCGAGACATTATTAGAACTTTATAAGCGTATCGGCACCACCTACGTGTGTGTTGATAGTCAAGTAATCCCAGCATAATATGGCAAAACTAGTATTTGAAGCTACCCTACAAGAGTTTTCCGACTTCGCTGATCGTCTAGAGTATCGAGCAGTCGTGACTACTGGGGCAGATGAGGTTGGCAATCCAATTGTCGAACCAAACAAAGAAAACAAGCAAGCGTTTTTGCTAAGGATTATGAAAGAGCAAATTGCTACTATCTTCCATAAGCCACTCACTGACGACATTGAAAAGGCGGTACGAGATACCCGCGAGGCGGAAAAGGAGGCCGTGCGGGATAATATCCGTTCACGGGTGACGGTAAGTGTGAAGTAGTATATGGCCATAGCGTTTGACAATGCTTCGATGAGTACGAGCGATACAGTTGCAGCTACGAGCAAAACACATGCTCACTCCTGCTCTGGTTCGGATAGATTTCTTGTTGTCAGTGTCGTTAGTTTGAATGGAAATTCACCAACTCCAACCCCAACAGCGACATATAATGGTGTCTCAATGACTGCTGTAGCAGTTAATATTATTGCCTATACAGGCACAAACAACTGGCGACATCATGTTTTTTATTTAGCAAATCCCGCATCAGGTTCAAATAACGTCGTAGTGACTGCTACGACGGGTGTAGCGCAGTGGCGGGTCGTGGCGGCATCATACACAGGTGTTGATCAAACCTCGCCTGTGATTACCTCGAATACAGCAGGGAATATCGCCTCTGGCAAAGTAATGAGTATTTCATTAACTACCTCAGAAGATGCGTGGTGGTATATTTCTGGCTCTAACGTAGATGCAGAGTGGAATAGTATTTCTAACAATGGAAGTTCCCTTCGTAATGCGACAGGTTCATCAGGACAGTTGAGGGCTGGAGATTCAAATGGACTAATTTCAGCACAAACAGGCACCATCACCATGTCTTACACTTTTGGTACTTCTGGTCGGGGTTATGGCGGTGCCGCATTTGCCTTTAAGCCAGCAGAAGTAGGCCCAACACCTACCCCGAGTGGTATGATGATGTGGTGGTAAAAATACTATGCTTACTAAACTCCTCATCTACCTCGGCTACCGTAGCAGATGTCACCGCGCACCAACATACATCCGTAGAGGGCGGTATGGGATGCGTTGTGGTGAGTGCGATAGGCCGTGTTAAGTGTGATATAATTACCGTATTATGGACGCCATCATCACCGCACTTCCGCAACTTGGTATCGCTGGCGCAGCGATCTTAGTGCTGTACCTACAGTTCAAAGATGCCTCCGAACGCGCGGAAAAAAAAGACGAGTTGCTCATCACCGAAGTAGAAAAGCACCAAGAGACACAGCAAGAGCACCAAGCGTACATGCGCGAGGTACATAGCAGTACGATGGTACAGCTCAACAATGCGTCCAAGGTCATTGAGGACAACGTGAAAGCATATGAGAGGGTTATCAACCTTTTAGATAAAAAATAGTATGATCGCACCAATTCGCTTCTTGAACTTAGAGCTGGCACCTGACGGTGACGTAACGCAGTGGTTCGGTAAGAACCCAGCCCTCTACGCCCAGTTTGGCCTCAAGGGGCACAACGGTATCGACCTGGTACGCCCCCACGGTGAGCCCCTCTTTGCTATCGAGGATGCAGACGTTGTTTCAGTCGTAAATGATCCGCTCGGGTACGGTAAGAACGTGCGTATCGTGTCGAAGACACCAGACAGCAAGGGCCTCTGCAATGAATGGGTATACGGCCACAACAGCCAAAACCACGTCAAGGTAGGTGATGTCGTAAGTGCTGGACAGCACATTGCTGACACGGGCAATACAGGCTTCGTGGTCTCAAACAGTACTGGCAACGGCTTCTGGAAGACTAACCCGTTTGCTGGCACGCACGTCCACCTTGGGCTACGCAAGGTGAAGCGCGTGAAGTCTGGTGGCTTTACCTACGCAGGATCTACCATCCGACTGAGCGTGCAAAACTACGACAACGGTTTTAAGGGCAGTATTGACCCGCGCCCAGTCATTCAGCACCTCAGTAGCAATGCGTCGCGCCAGCGCCGTCAGTGGTTTCAACAACTTCTGCGGATACAAGACGCG